ATAACCTCTCCCTGTCAGCACGAGATCTCGGGCCGAATGGCTGTGTTTATGCGGACTGGCGCCTGTTCTGGTGCCATTTAGCCCTAAACTATTGATATTGTTACATATTTTCAAACAAGAACCAATACAGACGCGGTCCCAGGACCAGGGCCCGGGGGCGCCGGAGCCGGGTTCGCGGTCATCTAGCGCCTATTTAGTCGATCTGCGGGGCAAGTTTTTACAATCGGACTTTATCCGACACTATATATTAGCCATATATAGGAAATAATTAGAAATAAATTGTAATACTTTGTAAGTTACCAATAAATACAATATGCCAATAAGCAATATCAGGTTTACAGGAACTTACTTTTACAGTAATATCTATATATAAAATTTACGGAGATATATGCATGTCAAGTAAAGGCGGCAAAAGAGAGGGTGCAGGAAGACCCGCTGGTGCCACAAACAAACGATCTCAAGCTATAGCTGATAAGCTAGAAGAGCTAAACTGTGACCCGATTGAAGGCATGGCTATGATCATGAACGATACATCTCTTGATCACAGCCTTAGACTAGCTGCAATGAAAGAGTTGGCGCAGTATGTAGCTCCAAAGCGTAAAGCCGTTGACATTGACGCAACAGTCGATGGTAGTGTTAATATTCAAGTTGTAAAGTTTGCGGATCTAGATGAGTCAGATAACAGTACCGAGTAACTGGCGACCACGCCCTTATCAAATGCCTATGTGGAAGTTTATGGAGGGCGGAGGCAAAAGAGCTGTTTGTGTTTGGCACCGTCGTGCAGGTAAAGACTTGTGCAGCATTAACTGGTGTGCAGTCTCCGCGTTGACGCGTCCCGGTTTATACTGGCATTTATTTCCAACCTATAACCAGGGCCGAAAGATTGCCTGGGATGGTATGACTAGAGATGGCCGTAAGTTTTTAGATCATTTCCCAAAAGAAATGCATGAAGCAACAAATAATACGGAAATGAGGTTAACTTTAAAAAATGGGTCAATCTATCAAGTGGTGGGTACCGATAACGTCGATAGACTCGTTGGAGCAAATCCCGTTGGAGTGGTATTTTCTGAATACGCCTTGCAAGATCCTCGTGCCTGGGATTACATTCGTCCCATCTTGGCAGAGAACGGAGGATGGGCAATGTTTATTTATACCGCTCGAGGTAGAAATCACGGATATGATTTATTAAATGTAGCTAAGAAAAATGAAAGCTGGTTTCAGCAGGTACTATCTGTTGAAGATACTAGGGCTATACCTATAGAAGCAATTGACGAAGAACGTGCTGCAGGTATGCCTGAGGAAATGATACAGCAAGAATTCTTTTGTAGTTTTGATGCACCATTAGTTGGATCATACTATGGTAACGCGATGAGTCGCTTGTTAGCCGATAACCACCTGACCAAGGTTCCGTACGAGCCTACACTTGACGTGCATACAGCTTGGGACCTAGGTGTCGGGGACTCGACTGTGATAATATTCTTCCAGATGCATCACAATGAGATCAGGATTATTGACTATTATGAGAATGAGGGAGAGGGGCTAGCTCATTACGTAAAGGTCGTACGCGAAAAAGAGTACGTCTACGGCGATCACATCGCGCCCCACGATATTCAGGTAAGAGACTTTAGTACAGGTAAATCTCGTATAGAGGTAGCACGTGAGCTTGGTATACGATTCCGTATAGTACCTCAACTAAGAATAGATGACGGTATAGAGGCAGCACGTAGTATATTGCCCCGTTGTTATTTTGACGAGAATAAGTGTGACCGGTTGATTGAAGCCTTAAGACAGTACAGAAAAGACTATGATGAAAAACAGAAGACTTTCAAAGATCGGCCACTCCATGACTGGACATCACATCCCGCTGATGCATTTAGGTATCTTGCACTAGGGATCAGGGACCGTGTTAATAAAAATTTAAAGAAACTACCACGTCAAGCAGAGGGGGAGTATGCCATCTTCGGTAATTATTAGGGATCTTAAACTTAGCGATATGGATCAAGTGCTAATGCTAGCAGAAGAAGCGCATGCTGAGTCTAGTTATAGCCACCTTGACTTTGATCCCGAAGTTATTACAGCGATGGGCCATACGTGGATAGCTAATCCAGAGGTATATTTTTGTAAATTAGTTACATCCGCAGAAAATAAAATTTTTGCGATGTACGTCGGACTCATTTCGAGTTATTATTTCGGTAAGGACCTAGTAGCGAATGATCTTTTATTATTCGTAAGTCAAGATAGACGCGGCGGGATAGCTGCAGCTAGATTGATAAAAGAATTTGAAGATTGGGCATTTGCAAACGGTGCGAAGGAAATACGGCCCGCTTCGTCGACAGGCGTAAAAACTGAGGAGACGAGGCAACTGTACAACGCTCTAGGGTATGATACCGTAGGGCACACGTTTGTAAAAAGGAGGTAAATATGTGCGGAGGCGGAAGAGCACCAGCACCACCACCCGCGCCACCACCAGTACCTAAGGTGGAGGACGTGAAGCAAAGTGTGGATGATTTGACTGAATCTGAAAAGAAGCGTAAAGGTCAAAAGTCTACGGTATTAACTTCAGGTGAAGGTGTTGAAATGGAGAAAATCAAGAAGAAGAAACTTCTTGGTGGAGCTTCAGAGAAACTTGGTAACTACTAAGTATGAAAGATGCTGTAAACCAAATTATCAAGCGCTTAGAGCAGCTTGAGTCTTGGCGTGCCCCGTGGGAAAGTCTCTGGCAGGATTGTACTGATTATGTCAATCCTCGCCGTGGGGATTTTACTACGAAGCAATTCCGGGGTAGTCGATCTAGGTTTGATAAAGTTTTTGACTCTACAGCACCACTTGCCAATGAACAATTGGCATCTGGATTACATGGTCACCTGACCAATACTGCAGAACGTTGGTTTAGTCTAAGAGTACCTGGTAACGATGAACCATCTCTTAGTATGAGACAATGGCTGCAAGGCACAGTCGAAGCTATGTTTGACTCGTGCTTTAATCTACCTGAAACTAACTTCATAACAGCAGTACATGAAATGTATCTAGATATAGGTGCATACGGTACTGCAGTATTCTACGTTGAGGACAGGCCAGGCAAACCTATACAATTTAGATCTTTCCACTTGGCAGACTGTTATGTAGCAGAAAACCATGAGGGAATGATTGATACTTGTTATAGGAAGTATAAACATACTGCAAGACAATTGATGCAGTTGTATTCTGATGTTTTACCCGAAAAGTTTAAAGAGATAGCTACTAAGCAGCCATTCCAAGAGTTTACCTGTGTACATGCAGTTGAACCTAGAGCTGACTTAGTCTATACAGGGGAAGACAAAAAAGATCCACTTAGTATGCCTTTTAAGTCCTGTTACGTTTTAGTAGAAGAAAAGCTGCTGCTTAAAGAAGGCGGCTTTATGGAGTTTCCATATATGGTACCTCGATGGTCTAAAACATCAGGTGAAGTATATGGCCGATCCCCTGCTATGGTTTGTTTACCTGATATTCGTATGGTCAATGAAATGATGAAGACTACTATCAGGGCAGCACAAAAAGCAACAGATCCACCACTTATGGTACCAGATGATGGCTTTATGATGCCATTACGTACTATACCAGGTGGCTTAAACTATTATAGATCGGGTACACCTGATAAGGTAGAACCATTAGTAGGTGGCGAAAGACCTGACGTAGGACTAGACTTTATTGAGTCTAGACGTGAGCATATCAGCAAATCGTTTCATGTTGATTGGTTACAACTGCGTGATGGTCCACAAATGACTGCGACTGAGGTCTTACAACGTCAAGAAGAGAAGATGAGGCTTATGGGTCCAATGGTTGGCCGACTACAATCTGAGTTTCTTGGCCCTATGATCGATCGTGTCTTTGCTCTTATGCTAAGACGTAACGAACTAGCTAGACCTCCAGGTGAATTAGAAGGCGTGAAGCTGCACGTTGATTATATATCACCAGTAGCACGTGCTCAGAAAGCACAGTCAGTATTTAACTTTACAAGATTTTTAGAACAGATGATACCTCTGGCAAATGTCAAGCCAGAGATATTTGATAACATAAATGCAGATGGTACGTTCAGGTGGGCGCATCATACATTAGATGCTCCAGCAGAAACGCTGACAGATCCTAAAACAGTAGAGGAACAGCGTCAAGCTAGAGCAGAACAAGAACAAGAAATGCAGCAAGCAGCAATGATGCAGCAGCAAGCTACAACAGCTAAAGATATGTCAGTTGCTGCTAAGAATGCAGGAATGGAGCCGATGGTAAATGGTGGACAAGCCCCAGGAAACTAACGCTCTAAGCGAATTACACACAGACATGAGGTCTGTGTTCCTTACTCCTTCGGGAACTAGGGTACTGAATTATCTGTGCAAGATTGCTCATGTAAATGAAGCAACCTATGTACCAGGTGATACCCACGAGACAGCACATCGTGAAGGTATGCGTCGAGTGGTTTTAAGTCTCTTGCGTTTCATTGACAAAGATCCGCAAGAATTGTTAAACTTACCAAAGGAGGTAGAAGATGAGTGAGAACGTCGAGTCCGTACAAGTTGATGCGGGGAGCTCGGGTGGTGATTGGAGAGCGTCATTAAGTGACGATATAAGAAACGATCCGAGTCTCGCTTCAATACAGGACGTTAATGGTTTGGCCAAGAGTTTTATTCATGGTCAAAGAATGGTTGGTGCAGATAAGGTAGTTATTCCTAAAGATGATGCATCACCAGAGGAGATGAATGATTTTTACAATAGGTTAGGTAGGCCAGAGAAGTATGAGATCTCTAGGCCAGATTTACCTGAAGGCCTAGAGTATAATCAAGAGATGGAAACAGAAATGCTTAAACTTATGCATGAGTCTGGTCTGTCTCAAAAACAAGCTCAGAACTTGTTTACTGGCTATATGAACTATATCGGCAAAGGTCATCAAGATATGACTGTAGGTCGTGAGTCTCAAATAGCTGAGTGGGATCGAGAGATTAAACAAGAATTTGGCGCAGCATACGACGAGCGCGTAGACGCAGCTCAACGTGCAGCAGCCGAGTTTGGCGGCGATGAGTTTCTTGGTTGGCTAGATGAAACAGGTCTAGGTGATCACCCTATGTTTATTAAGATGTTTTCTAAGATAGGCATGGGTATCCTGGAAGATTCTGCTGATACATCAGGTCGAGGTAATTCATTTACATTGACACCGGATGCAGCAAGGCAGGAGATTGCTAGATTACAACGAGATCCAAACTTTATGAAGCAATACAATGACAGTGAGACAGATGGACACGCTGCTGCCATTGAAAAGATGCAAGCATTGTTTGGGTTTGCATATCCGGAGACATAAATGGGAAAAACTAAAATGGGCCTTTGGGCTAATATACACGCTAAGCGTAAAAGAATAAAGGCCGGTTCTGGTGAGAAAATGCGGAAGCCGGGGTCTAAAGGGGCCCCGACTGAAGCTGATTTGAAACGTTCACAAACTAAAAAAGCATAAGGAGGTAAATATGCCAAAAGGTAAAGGCTACGGCAAAGGCAAAGGCAAGGGCGGCAAAAAGAAATGAGCCAAGTTGATGTCAATGTTTCTAAGAAAAAGAAAGCCGGTAAGACTAAGATGACTCAAGGTACCGGCCCTTCTCAGACTCAAAAAGAACGTTTTATTAAAGCCTTTGGCGATAATACTTTCTTTGGAGCTGGTAAATCTATGGGTATGGGTGATAAACTATTAGCTCAATATAAATCAAAAACGAAGAAAACATAATGGCAAAGACTATTAAGATAGGGTATTTAGACGACGAGTTTCGTAAGACTAAAATGGGTCGTACGTCAAGTACTCAAAAGAAATATAACGAATACCAGAAGCGTCTGGCAGAGCGTCTAGCTATACCATCTAGCTATTTAGACGCCGCTGATGCTATGATTAAAAAGGTTGGCAAGAAAGATCCTGTTGTAAAACGGGTTGCTAATCAAGCTAGAGGTAGAGGTGTCACTGATCCTGAAGCAGCGATTAGGGGTGCTGAATTTGCAGGTTATTCTGGGGCTGATGCTCAAGGTATTGTTCGCCGTGCAGCGGGCAAAACTACAGGCACAAAACTCGGAGGATAGTTTACTTAACGCCAAAAATGCGTTAGAGTAATATCGGGTAGCGGTTTTACCGTCCGAAGTCAGAGCATGCCACGACTTAAAACGGCAAGCAGAGGTCCGCAAGGGCAGCCGAAGCGATTAATGTAAATATGTTGAAAGGAGGAAAGCTATGAGCTTTCAAATCACGACAGCCTTTGTACAGCAGTACAAAGCAAACGTCGAGCACCTCCTGCAGCAGAAAGGCTCCCGCCTACGTCCGTACGTGAGGGTCGAGACTCAGTCAGCTGAGTTTGACTTTTATGACAGAATTGGCGCGACTTCTGCACAAGAGGTTACTGGACGTCACCAAGATACTCCGCTTATCAACGTACCGCATGACAGACGTAGAGTCTCATTGCGTGACTTTGACTGGGCAGAGTTGATTGATAGACAAGATCGAATCAGAATGTTGATTGATCCTACTTCACCATACAGCCAAAACGCATCCTTTGCGCTAGGTCGTAAGATGGACGAGATCATTCTTGAGGCTGCATTCGGTGGAGTCCAAACAGGTAAGACTGGCGCAACAACTGTGACATTCCCTGCAGCACAGCAAATTGCTGTTAACTATGTAGAGAGTGGTGCAGCTGCAAACTCTGGTCTAACCATTGGTAAGCTAAGGGCAGCTAAAGAGTCGCTTGATGCGGCTGAGACTGATCCATCAGATCCTAGGTACGTTATTTGTACTGCAAAGCAGATCACTGATCTATTGCAAACAACTGAGGTAACTAGTGCTGATTTTAACTCAGTTAAAGCGCTGGTCCAAGGCGATGTTAACACTTTCATGGGTTTCGAGTTTATACGCACTGAACTCGTAAACACTGACGCTAACTCTCATCGTAGGGTTTTGGCATACTGTAAATCAGGATTGCTAATGGCCGTAGGACAAGATGTCAACGTAGACATTGGTCCTAGACGTGATAAGAGAAATAGTACTCAGGTTTATTGCTCAGCTTCTTTCGGCGCTGTCCGAATGGAAGAACAGAAAGTACTTGAAATCAAGTGCGATGAGAGCTAAGGAGGACTGATATGGCTACACAAAACTCAACTCAGTACGCTAATACTCAGGCCACTCCTCGAGTGATGAATGCTACTCACGAAGATCGTGGTAGGGTTCGAGTTAAAGCGTTTGACTTCACTCAATCTGGTGCTGGTACAGCCGGTGATCAAGCATTACTTGCTCAAATGGAAGCAGGGGCTATGAGGGTCCTGTATGCCGTTGTGACAAATAGTGCTCTCGGTTCGTCCAGAACTATGGACCTGGGTCATTTAGGTGCTAATGATGCTGATGGTAATGCGATTGCCGCTGACCCTGATGCATTTAGTGCAGATACCGCAGTTGCTACTGCAGGTACTACGACCATTCAGATCAACAGCCAAATCACAACCAAAGACGGTTTTGTATTGGCTGCACAGATCAACGATGGTACTATACCTGATGCAGCAACGTTAAACGGCTACGTCTGTTACGTCATCGACTAAGGAGATTGAGGGGAGGTTAATTCCGAACACCTCCCCTCAAACCTATCATGGCAGCATCTGACATAGAAATTATAAACCGAAGCCTAGCACTATTAGGTATTGAGTCGATCACCTCACTATCTGATAACAGTAAACAGGCATCAGTAGCTCGTGTATTATTTGATGATACGCGTGCAGCTGTATTTAGGGGGCATCCTTGGAACTGCTTGACAAAACGAGCAGCTTTACCTAAAGATGTAACTCCACCGGTTTATGGATATGCAAACAGGTTTGTATTACCTGCTGATTTTCTAAGGCTATTAGAAGTAGAAGATCCGACACAAACAGTGTTTCAATTAGAAAGGCGGCATATATTATCTGACGAAGGGCAAATGAATATTAAGTATACGTCCCTAGTTACAGACGTAACTTTATATGACACGCTATTAGTTGATACATTGGCTGCAAGAGTCGCTGCTGATCTAGCTCAACCGTTGCTGCAAAGTACATCTGCCATGGAACAGATGTTCCAGATGTACGAACTTAAATTAAGAGAAGCTAAGTTTGTAGATGCACAAGAGCAACAACAAGACGTGCTAGATGCTGACTACTGGCTTGAATCACGACAAGGGGTAATTAGACCTAATATTAACACTCCACCGAGGTAGACATGGCTAAAGTCACGCCGATACAAACAAATTTTACGGGCGGTGAAATTAGTCCTAGACTGCTTGGTCGTGTTGATTTGACTAAGTACACAAGCTCTGTGCAGCGTTGTGAAAACTTTATTTGTTTCCCTCATGGCGGTATCACTAAACGATCTGGTACAAGATTTATTGCTGAGGTAAAAGACAGCAGTAAAAAAGTACGTTTGATACCATTTATCTTTAGTACGGTACAGGCTTATGTTTTAGAGTTTGGCCATAACTATGTAAGATTTTATCGTAATGAGGGACAAATACAAGTACCATCACCTGGTACAGGTGCTTATGAAATAGCTAGTCCTTATGGTGAAGATGACTTAGATGAAATTAAATTTACGCAATCAGCAGATATTTTATATTTAACGCATCCTAATTATCAAACACGTAAATTAAGTCGTACTGGTCATACAGCTTTTTCATTTAGTTTATTTGACGCCATTGATGGACCATGGGGTGAAATAAATACTACAAGCACTACATTGACTGCTTCTGCTACGTCAGGTAGTGTTACGATTACAGCATCAGCTGTAACTGGCATTAACTCAGGACAAGGATTTTTAGCGACAGATGTGGGGCGTGGTATTAGGATACTTAGGTCGGGCAAATGGGGAGCAGCATACATCACAGCGGTTAACAGTACGACATCTGTTACTGCCACTACTTGGCCTGATTTTTCTTTTGGTGATACTACTGGTACTGATAACTGGCGCTTAGGTATATGGTCAGATACTACTGGCTGGCCTACTACTGCTACTTTTTATCAACAACGATTATTTTTTGCAAATAATATAACAACTCCAAATACTCTGTGGGCATCAGAGTCAGGTAACTTTGAGACTTTCTCCCCCACTAATAGAGACGCAGAGGTGCTAGATGACTCCGGTCTTGATCTTACCTTAGCTACTGATCAAGTGAATGCAATACGTTGGATGTATGGAGCCAAGCAGCTACTCCTTGGTACATCTGACGGGCCTTTTGTTGTATCGTCTGGTAGTGATAACCTTGCGCTGACTCCCAACAACGTAACAGTTAACAGGGAGACAACGGATGGTACTGCTAATCTGCGTCCTATTGGTGCTTCTAGGGCCACTATTTTTATTGATCGAACCAGAACGAAGATCAGAGAACTCGCTTATAATCTCGAGGTGGACGGCTTTAGTACTCCTGATCTTACTCTTATTGCTGAACATATTACTACCGGTAACGCCAAGGAGTTAGCTTATACTCGTTCACCTGATAGTTTAATATGGACATTACTAGATACAGGTGAATTAAGGTGCTTGACATACGAGAGAGCACAAGACGTTGTAGCTTGGCATAGACACATACTAGGTGCTACAACTGGTGGTCCTGCCAAAGTAAAAAGTATTGCAGCCATACCGTCAGCAGATGAATTAGAAGAACAATTATATATGATTGTTGAAAGAAATATAGGCGGTGCGACAAAGCAGTATGTAGAATTTTTAGAAAAAGCATTTGACCAGGCCAAAGGAGACGTTCCTAAAGATGCCTTCTTTGTTGATAGTGGGCTGACCTATGATGATCCTACAACGGCTGTTACTTCTGTCTCTGGTTTAGATCACTTAGAAGGTGAAAGCGTTAGGATATTAGCTGATGGTGCTAACCATCCTAATAAGACAGTTAGTGGCGGCGCAGTAACATTAGAAAGATCTGCTAATACTGTACATGTAGGCTTATCATATAGAGCGTTGATGCGTACGCTAGATCCTGAAGTACAAACAGAAACAGGCCCGTCACAAGGTAAGACTAGACGTATTGAAAGAATTACAGCCAGGGTGGTAGATACTTATACACTTAAAATAGGGCCATCACTTAATAATCTACAAGAGATACCTTTTCGTACGCCATCTATACCTATGGGTTCATTAGAACTATTTACTGGTGATAAAAGGTTATTGTTAGCTCATACCCCTGATCGACAGTTTGATTTATATTTTGTGCATGACGATCCATTACCTTGTACAGTTTTGGCTATCATGTATGCATTGGTGGTGTCAGAACGATGATAGTTGTACCATTCGAAAACTGGCATTTAGATTTTTTAGTACCTGAATATCCTGTATTTAGGGATGGAGTAAATTGGGAAAAGCAAGCTGTGGCTTTTACTCTGACTGAAGACGGTCATTTTTATGCCATATTTGGGGCGATACCTATATGGCCAGGAAATTATGAAACATTCTTATTTGTAAGTAAAAAGTTTCAAAACCGCAAATTGCAGTGTATAAAGTTAATTAAGCAGCAAGAAAAATTTCTTGTTGATAACTTTAAGCCAAGGCGTGCCCAAACAACAGTGCCTACCGCTAACTGTGTCTGGCAGCGTTGGTTAGAGTGGCAGGGGTATGTTAATGAAGGCGTGATGAAAGCGTTTGGGCCAGATGGACGCGATCATTATAGATATGCAAAGGTGTATTAATGGGGTTTGAAGTTGCAGTAGCTATGATGGCGGTTGGTACCGCAGTTTCAGCCTATGGCCAGTATCAAGCAGGCAAGGCGCAGAAACGCGCTTATGATTATAATGCTCAGATACAAGAGCGTAATGCTCAGATAGCTAAAGATCAGGCCGAATACGAAGCTCGTCGTCAAGAAGCTAGAACGCGTAAAATGCTGGCAGCACAACGTGTTGCTTATGCAGGATCTGGTTTTGTATCTGGTACAGGTACAGCGCTTGATACTTTACGCCAAACAATGACGGAGGGTGAAATGGATAAAATGGCAATATTATATGGCGGTAGCGTAGAAGCCGTTAATCAGCGCTCGCAAGCAGCCTTGTCTAGAATGCAAGGTAAAGCTGCATATAAAGCTGGTATGTATAATGCTGCTGGAACCTTGTTAGCAGGCGGTGGTCAGACGTATACTACACACTCACAAGGTAAAGCGTTAGGATTAACATAAATGGTACAGGTCCCTAAATATTCAGATCAAGGTGGTGAAGTAAGTTTACCTACACGTAGGCTAACTCCTATGAGCGGTGGTGCTATACAACAGCTTGCTGCTCCTGGTAGAGCTATGGCTAACATGGGTAAGGGCGCGGTGTCTGCAGGCACAAGCATTGCTAACTATGAAATAGATCAAGCTAAAAAAGAAGCTAAGATGTGGGTTGTATCAGCAGAAGCAGATCTAAGAGAAGAAATGACTGCGTTAATCGAAGATACAAAATTAAAACAAAAGCCAGATGATTACTTGGCAAACGATTCCTTTCAAGATGGCAGCAATCAAAATACATATACTAACCAGATTAAAAATGGTTTTGATGGTATTATCAATAAAACTGAAAAGGGTCCTGATGGCAGCGAGTCATCAAGATATAAAGCACCAAACGAATATACTGCTCAATTGTGGGAACAGCAAAAAGTACAGCTTAAAGGAGCCTATGCAAATCAAGCTATGGGCTATGAAGCTGACTTAAGGTCTAAAGCTAAACTAGACAAACTTACACAGTCATTTGACAAGTATAATAATCAAGTCTTAAAAAATCCAGAGCTCATTGATATATCAATGATGAGTATAAAAACTTTGGCCGAGGTTGAAGATGATCCTAAAACTAAAAACATAGAAGGTGGTATTAAAGCAGAACACTTGATTGGTGTCTCACGTGCAGCTCAACAAGACCTAGTGTATAACGCTACTATTGGTTTAATCAGGGAGGATGCCTTTTTAGCTTATGCCTTGCTACAAGGTAAACGCGGCAAAAATTTTGATCATGATCTTGCTAAACATTTAGGAATTTTAAAACCAGGAATTAAAGAACAACTGATGTCCAAAGCTAAAATACAAGCTATGGTTGTTGGTAAAAAAGAACTTAATGACTTAAATAATTCTGTTAGCAATCACGTAGCCAGTTTGGCAGCAGGTGGCGATGGTATAGAGGCCTTTAATAAACCGAATGGTTTAGAGAATGCTTTTATCGGTACATACGGCGGTCCTTATGGTGCAATCAAGTTGCAGATGCTACCTGAACTTTACGATGCTTATGAGATAGATTTAAAAGCTGCTGCTAGTAAAATTAAAGTAGCAAGAGCAGTTGGGCAGTTTGTCAATGGCAGTACTTATCTTACTACTGATGAAATTATAACTGCATCCAGAGATCTTGCCGATCTTGTTAAAAATAAAGATATAACAAACATGAAGGCAAGTGATGTACAAAACTTGATATTACAAAATATTGGTGATGAAGTAGTAGATCTTACTAAGATGAACCCTGTTGAATTACAGACATTTACTTCTGGCGTTTTGACGCACATGAATAGTGTGCTTGAATTAAGATCGTCAGACTTTGGCGAGTATGCATACAACCATGATCCAATACAATCTATTGAAGATCCCTTTGAAAAGCGGGATGCAATCATTGCTTACGCTGATCAGTTAGGAATTAAAAATCCTAGCTTGCTGCCAAATAGAGATGCTGCAAAAATTGTTGCTAATCTTAAAAGTATGACTAATCCTGATATGATGATGGTTGCTTATGGCCAGTTAGAACAAGATTATGGCGAGCATTTTGATAGAGTCTGGAGTCAATTGACTACGATGAAAGGCGGTCTAGGTAATGAATGGATGCTAATAGGTGCCTTTAGTAAATCAAATGCTGGTCCAATGTTAGCAGCTGCCTTTGCTGTAGATAATGATCAATTAAAAAAGACAGTTGAGTCTTATGGCGCTGGTTTTAAAATGCAAAAAATTAATGAAGCAGTTCAAGGTACTATGGGCGAGCTGCTGCATACATTTCATGGTGGCATGTTTGGCAGGGAAGATGCCGGGCAAGATATGCGAGACTTAATTACAACGGCTGTTATGATGGAAATACAAAAAAGTGGCGGTAAGACAGATGTTACTAAGGCAGCTAATATAGTTAAGAAAACTTTAGAAACTCAAATACAGTTTGTTAATAATGAAGATGCTGCTTTTTATGTGCTACCGCAACATGTAGGCAATAATGGCGAAAAGATAAATGCTACTGTCGTTAATGATAATTTAACAGATATAATTAATGATAAAGAAACAGTCATGCAGATGATTGTTGATCGCGGTATAAAGGTACCGCCATCCTTAATACCACAAGTTAATGCTGATCAGGCTTTTGCTTCAGGCTATTTTGCAGATTATCTTATTGCTAACGGCCGATGGGTTATGAATGATACTGGCGACGGGCTAATGCTTACTTATCCTGCTTTGGCAGGTGGTGCTGCAGCATCCGATGGTGGTGGTTTGCTTGTACCTGTGCAACTACATCAAACAGATTCTAGTGGTAATAATTTATTTGTTGAAGTATCATTTGCAGATCTCAACTACACTAGACCTCCTGGTTGGTGGTCTAGTAATATGTTTGAATGGATGGGCGGTTTATCTGAAGCTGAGATAACCGATATGAAAAAGAAAGCAGCACAAGGTAAATCTGGAGTTGTGAGCGGTCAATGAGTTTTATAAAATATAATAAATCATATAACCCAGAATTTACAAATATAATGGGCTTGGATTTACTTGCTGCTACTGGTGATACAGTTACGGAACAAGCAAAAGATAGAGGCTGGCGTTATACAGGTTTTAATTCATTAGACCGTCTAGGTGAAATATCTAATATTAGATCTTTTGCCGGTGCTACAGCTGAGGAAAGATCTGAATATGACAATTGGGCAAACAGCGGCGCTTATGCTCAGTCATATCAGCCAATGCCAATGGGCGGTACACCAGGACTTATGGGTGTAGCTCCTTATGCTGGTATGCCAGAGCCAGGTTCAGGGATTAAAAATATTGGTATTACTACAGATGCACTAAAAGAAAAGTATCCAGATTTCTTTAATGCTAACCCAGATGTAAAAATATTAGAGCCAGAAGAAGCTAACGAAGTATATGGTATTGATGGCCAACTAAAATTTTCAGAGCCTATTTCTAATTTAGAAGCTCACGTTTTAAAAGAAAGAAAAGAACAAGAAATAAAGTTTAACTACGCTCTTGACAATGCTTATGGGGCGCAGTTTTGGAAAGGTATGGGCCTAGAGCTTGGCATGGCTTTAGTCGATCCAGTTAGTATCCCACTGTTTTTTATTCCTCCCCTTGGCGGTGCTAGAGTGGTCGGTGCTTTAGGCCTTACCGGATCCAAATTAGGTACAAGAGCCGTTACAGGTGGTATGGCTGGTTTTTATGGATCAGTCGCAGTTGAGCCTTTAATTTATGGTGCTGCTACACAAGAGCAAGCTGATTACGGGTTAGCTCAATCATTTATGAATATAACATTTGGTACTGTATTAGGTGGCGGACTGCATGTTGTGGGCGGTAGCGTAGTAGATGGTATCAAGTATGTAAGATCTAAACGTCACGGTAAAGCATTTAATACAGCAGTTAGACAAGCTGCAAATGGTGATAGTGTCGAGGTTAGTCCTATCGTGCACCATGGAGATGATGTACAAGTAAAGACACCAACTAATGATCCTGATGCACCGGCAGCACCTGGAAGCGATGCTAACTCGCCAGTACAGCGTGTTAATCAAGGTGACTCAGATGGACCAGTTGTTAAAGGGGCAACGGCAGAATATAAGCCGCATGCAAATACAACTGAGTCTTTAGAATTAGTAAGAGCAGGAGAAAAAGCTGCACCGTTAAGTGGCGTTAAATTAAAAAATGCCTTAGCGCAAAGCACTGAATATCAAGAAGCAGTTGAAGCTGCTACTAAAGCGGGTGCTAAAAACAAAATTGCATTTCGTATCAAAAATCAAAATGGTGACTTTATCCTTGTTCGAGGTGAAGAAGGACCGTTACGTCTTTTTGATGAAGAACAGATAGGAAGTAAAGCAGGTGATCCACTAGAGCTTGGAGAAAAGGCACACATGTCTATGCTGATGCATGGCGTAGATATGGCTGCATCTGATATTAAATATAAGGCCTCTGTAAAATTTGATGAAGGTGAGATTACACACCTCATTGATATAGACAATGCCGTATTTAATCCAAAGATGAACCAGAATAATGTGGTAGTGGCAGCACCTAGCGAAGCAGTAAAATTATTTTCTGGCGATCCTAAGATTATAGCATTCAGCGACTCTATGCCATCTGGTAAGAATGCCGTTGATCAAGCTATGACTAAATTTGACGAAGGTGAATTTTTACCAGAAAATAAATCACCACAATTTGATGAACAACTTTTAGATACAAATTTACAGCAAACAGGAGATCAAGCTGGTACACAAAAAGGTGGCTTCTTTACAGATGCTGCTACAGGCCAACAGTATTATGTTAAGTATCCTAAAGATATACAGGCTGCTAAGAACGAGTTTTTAGCTGCTACACTATATAGAATGTTTGGTGTTGCATTCCCTGAGCCAAAGCTAGTTGGTAATTCAAACGGTGAAATTGTAGGTATAGCCTCTAAGATAGTACCTGGCGCTAAGATGATTACGCCAGACGATTTTGCTAAATTACCTGCTGAAGTTAAGCAGCAGTTTGCTGATGACTTAATTGTCGATATGTTCCTAGGTAACTGGGATGTTGTCGGTAATGCACCTAACTTTAATATTATGCAAATGCCAAATGGCAATGTTATACGTATCGATCCAGGTGGGGCGTTAATATTTAGAGCTCAAGGCGGAACTAAAAATATTAATGAGATGGCTATAGATGAAATAAAGTCTATGCTAGATCCTAAAAAGAATCCTACTACATTTAAAGTATTTGAAGCTACTGGTTTATCACAAGCAGAGTTTATAAAGAAAGCCCAGTTTGCTGCAGCAAGAATATTTGAAACAGATCAATCAGAAATAAATGCAATTATTGATATTCTAGATTTTACACCTGAAAATGCAACTAAATTAAAATCCTTAATTACAAATAGACGTCAGGCATTAACAGAATACAGCACTGACTTTTTACGTACACAACAAGCTACGTCAACTAAAAAAGGTACGATTGTAGCTAACAGCTTGTCATCTGCTAAAAAAGCACTGACTAAAATGAATGACGCGCAAGAAACAAAACTAACAGTACAAGAAGGTAAAATACTTAAAAACTATACTGGCAGCAGTTATGCATGGATGAATAACTGGCTGCGTGGAAAAATGAGCCCTAATGAAGCTCATGGCTATGCAAAAATGGTTGGTAAATATGTAGGCATTGATGAACCAACACCGGCACAAACAAAAGAGGTCCTTAACAAGTACACGGGGATACTAGATGCGGCTATTAAGAAGAACACATTACCTCAAGAAATTAGTGTTTGGCGTGGGGGTACCCCTTATACCGCCTTGAACGGTGTCAATGGTTTAAGTCTAAAAGGTAATCCAGCAACAGATGCTGGTACTGCTAAAATGATGATAGGAGGCCAGTTTAAATTAAGCGGTTTCCTATCTACAGGATTATATAGAGGTAAGGCTTTTTCGTTTGGCAGCAGCAGTGATGTTAAATTAAAAATTAACCTTAAAAAAGGTATGCCAGCTTTATATGCTGGTGAAAATAAACATTGGTCATTTGGTAAAAGTGAGTCAGAAGTAATTCTACCTCATGATACTACCTTTGTCGTAAAAAGTGTAGTTAATACTAATAAAGGCAGTTTTGTTGAAGTAGATGCTATGCTGCCAGGAGAAAAATTACCTGCAAAAGTACCGATGCAGCAGTCTATACAGATTGCTAAAAAGTACAACGCTAATAAATCTAATTCTACCGCTGATATAGACGATGCTGATATAGATCTACAAACTAATCCTAATCAGACAAAAGAAACTTTGCTGCCTAATGTATCGAAAGATATGGCCGAGCAAGAACAAGCTATCAATGATCTTGTAGAGCAGATAAATGCTGAGATGCCTAACATGGATCCTAAATATATTAAAGCAGTTACAAAAGAACTTGATAATATAAATAAAGAAGCAGACGACGCAGTAGCGCAAGTTAACGATATATACGAAGCCGCTAAAGCTGCAGCTGTTTGCGTAAGAGGTGCCGCATGAGTATACAAAAATGTATCGCTGTTATTAAGAAAGCTAATAAGAGCGGAACTATCGATGATGACGCAGCAATGAAGATGCTGGAAGAAATCGATGAGTTTATTACAAATGTTAAAAATGCAGATAATGTAGATCAGGAGCTTATGACGCACTTGACTCAACAGTTAAGTGACTCTATGCTTGCTGCTAAAATAGAAAAGCGTAATAAGATTATTAATGCCTTGGCTAAAGCAAGGGCCCGTAATTTTTTAGATAAGTTTGATAATCCTCACTTAGGTATTATGTCGTTACTTGGTGGTACTCTTGAGTCTTCACACAAGTCTAAATTAAGTATTGATACACAAGGCAAGTCTCTTGCAAATAAATACATTGGCAAGATAATTAAAGATCTAGATAATGAGCACGGCGATCTTCGCTTGTTTATGAAAGGCGGAAAGTTTGATGATGACATTGCTGCTGAATTGTGGGAACTTAAACCAGGCGGTAATCCAGGCGTAACTAAGAATGCTGCAGCAAGACGTATTGCTGAAAAGATACATGCTATACAAGAGCTAGCCGTTAAGAATTCTAATTTAGCAGGATCTTATATTAAGTCATATCCTGGTTATATTATGCGTCAAAGCCACGACATGATTAAAATCAGGAAGATGGGCGAAGATGAGTGGATTGAATTTATCATGCCACTACTTGATAAAAAGACTTTTAAGGGTGCTGATCCTAAAAAGTTTTTACAAGGTGCTTATAGAGGTTTAGCAGCAGGTATACATAGAAAAGCTGCTGGCGCTGCTGACGATACAGCAATGCACTTAAATGGTTTTAAAGGTTACGCTAATCTAGGTAAAAAAGCTAGTGCTGAAAGACTATTGCATTTTAAAGACTCTGCTTCATTTATGGAATATAACAGAGCAGTAGGAACGGGAGATCTTAGAGAAGGTATTATTAATGGTTTGCAGCACCACGCTCATAATACAGCTTTAATGAGAAATCTTGGTACTAATCCACAGTCAATGCTAGACGACTTAGTAGCTGAATATCGAGATCGTACAATTAAGAAAGGTGATACAAAGCAGTCAGATTTATTTAAAAGTCAAAAAATTAAAAACTTATATCAAGAGCTAGACGGCTCTGCTCGTATGATTGCTAGTCCAAATCTAGCGCGTATTGGTGCTATTACTAGAGTTATCGCAAACCTATCAAAACTAGGTGGTGCAACCATTTCAGCTATAACTGATATTCCTTATCAGGCAGCGGAGTTAAGGTATCAAGGTAAAGGCCTAATGTCAGGTTATACAAATGCCTTTAGGAATTTATTCCGCGGCCGAGGAAATAAGGAACAAAGACAGATAGCAAGAGCATTGGGTGTTGGCTTTGATGGAATCACAGGTGATCTAATGAGCAGGTTTCATGCTAACGATCAATTACCTGGTATGGCAGCAAAAGCTCAGCAAAAGTTTTTTAAGATAAACTTAATGAGCTGGTGGAACGATTCTCATCGTACTGGTATGGCATTAATGATGAGTGCTAATCTAGCAGACAACGCTAATCTTAGTTACAAGCAGCTTGGACCTAGGCTTCAGAATGTATTAAAGCAATATGGTATTGAAGATCTTGAGTGGGAACTATACAGAAACCATGCAGTAAAAGATGCTGGTAATAATCAAGGCAACTTTATGGTTAGTGAGGGCCTAGAAGATATTAGCGATGATATAGTCAAAGGCTACATGAAATCTAAAGGCAAGAGTGTATTTAATGCTAGAACTATAGCAGATGCTAAAAATGATCTAATGACTATGCTTGACTCATTTTATATTGATCGTGCTGATTATGGCATTCCAATGCCTGGCGCTAGAGAACGAGCGATCATGAACCAGGGATCTGTAGCCGGTACAGCAACGGGTGAGATGTATAGGCTGCTTATGCAGTTTAAATCATTCCCTGTTACTATTGTACGTAGAGGTTTAGGACGAGAAGTATACGGGCAAGCTAATGGTAAAGCTGATATAACAGGAATTACTCAACTACTAGTTATGAGTACTGTGTTTGGTTACGGCGCTATGATGGCTAAGGATATGCTAAAAGGCAGATCGCCAAGAGAGTTTAGTTATTCAACAGCATTAGCAGCCATGGTACAAGGTGGAGGTCTAGGTATATATGGTGACTTCTTATTTGGTGAATATAATAGATTTGGTCGTAGTTTCTTGTCAACCTTGGCAGGACCTACCTTTGGTCAGATTGACGCGGTAGCAGAACTATGGACAAGGGCTCGTAACGGGGAAGATGTTGCTGCTAACCTAATAAAATTAGCAAAAGATAACACCCCGTTTATTAATGTTTTCTATACTAGAATGGCCATAGATTACTTATTTTTGTACCAGTTACAAGAATTTGTAAATCCGGGGTATCTTTCTCGTTTAGAACAGCGTATAATGACTGAAAATGATCAGCGTTTCTTTATGCCACCCTCTAGAGCAATTCCATACGGTGGCGGCGATAGGCTGTTCGAAGGAGTAAGATAATGACAATAGCAACTGAGGTAAAACGAGTTGTAGAACTAGGTACAGGAGCGACCAAGACATTTTATTTTAATGCGCCGGTTGAACTTCTTGATGATCTAGCAGTCTACACATTTGACACAACTACGAATACAGGAGCCCTGCAAGTACGAGGCGGCGGTGGAACGTATGACTATACAATGTCAATTAACTCGTCTACTAAATATGCTACGATTACTCTGAATACTAATCTGCCTACCACGCACAGAGTTATTATTGTGCGTGCTATCGATATTACACAACAAGTTGACTATGTTGAGGGTGATCCATTCCCTGCTGAAACGCATGAAGGTGCCCTAGATAAACTTACTCTTATTGCTACTATGCTTAGTGAGCAGATTGATAGATCATTAAAAGTTGCTATTACATCTGCCACTGTAACAAGTATTGAACTCGCAGAACCAGAAGCTGGTCGTGCATTAATCTGGAATCCAACAGGTAGTGGTCTTATTAATGGACCTAACTCTACTGACATAGCTAATGCCCAGACAAATGCTGCTGCAGCAAATCAATCTGCTATAGATGCGGCGGCTGCTGCACAAACTGCGACCAACATTCAAAATCAATTAAGCCCTGGTAATGTTAAGATTAGCGCTAATGACGCAACGGCTAGTTTTGTCGAAGCTAAAATTGTCGAGGGTACTGGAATTAGTATGACAACTAATAACGATGGAGGGAATGAAACACGATCAGTTGCACTCAGTCCTGCCGTCGGCGCAATAACTAAAGTGCAGCTGGTGAGTAACTTTATTTAGGAGGTGACTAATGAACTATATTAAAATGATAGTTAAAGTTAAAGCCACCGCCGATGGGAATCGATACTTCATTGACGGGTACGAGACTCCTACATTAAGACTAGATGAGGGTAAGTACTATTACCTTGATCAATCAGATCTTAGTAATACGGGGCACCCTCTTAGATTTTCCACCGTTGCGGATGGTACACACAATGGTGGTTCAGGATATACCACTGGCGTGACAACAGGCGGTACGCCAGGTCAGGCTAATGCCTACACAATGATTAAGGTAGGTGCCGCAACAGAGGAGCTTTGGTACTACTGTAATTCGCATCCTGATATGGGTGGTCAAGCAACCACTGATGATGTAGCTATAAATAAAGAACCTTTGTTTGTAGGTAAGTATCGTCAAGACCATACAGAACTAAGGCCAACAGATGCAAACGAGCCTATCCTTGCTTTTAATCCTGGTCGTAATGGATCTAGGATTCATCAGATTGCACTGAGAAACGAGGACCCATCTAATGCTGCGGTACTTCACTTTGGTTACATGAGACCGATATTTAGAAATATTGGTGTTAACCTAGTGCCAGGTAGTACGCCAGCTTCAGATCCCTTTACAATGACAAGAACCGATGCAGCTAACTGGGATGCTTCAACAGATCATTCAGATCTAATTGTTGGAGATCTTATATCGTTAGGTACTTCTGTAGCAGCAGCTAACAGAGGAGCTTATCGTGTTGCATCAATAACAACGACTGTATTAACACTAACTAATACGCCTGGTAATACCATAACCCAGCAGCTTGGTCAGAGTGTAACAGCTTATAAGTTTATATCGATGTTTAGTATGTCGGTAGCAGCTTTAGCAGGTTACGGCGGTGCTGTTGCAGTTAGCGGTATGGACTTGACTCAAGCACCGTGGCTTGACGGTGATAGATGGTGGTTATGCAAACACCCGATATATGTCGCTAAGCCAGCAGATACCGCTGGAGCTATAGGTAGTGTTTATATAGATATTTATAGCGGAGATTACTAATGGCTAACAACACCATAACAGTCGACCTTCCTAAAAAAGTTGCTTCCGCTGGAGGAAGCAGCTTTGTTCCTTCATCAGGAGGCGGCGGTCAATTTATGAAAGTCCAGCTTCTTCCTGGAAGCAGGCCACTGTATGGTGATCAAGCAGCTAAGAGTAAAAGCCTATATAATATCGTCCACAACATTAACAAACGAAGTAGTAAGAACTGGCGTCACACTATAACTAATGATCAGCAGGGCGCTGACTCACAATATGCCTTTGTAGTTAATGACGGCTATTCTATTGCCATGATGGGTGTTAATCAATACTCAGATAAAGGTGCTGGTAACCATAGCTCATGGGACTATAACGGTGCTAGTGTACACTCGCCGATGCAATGGGTAAGTATCAACGGAGATGTACTACGTCAGATTATGATTGGAAATATATCAAAAGATGATATTCCTAGCACTTGGACTGGCTATGACTTACGTGAACACATGGCTGAAGGTAAGACCGGCATGCGGATTGTTGGTATATACATGGGATATACCAATATGTTCCTAACTGCTAATGGCATTCTGTGGGCTAATGGTTATAATGGACACGGACAGGTAGGAGATCAAGCCACCTCGAACCGAGCATCTTTACGTGTAGTTGGCTGGAGTTATACTTACCCTGGCGCGTCAGCTAATCACTACGAAAGACTTTACTGGAACACTGTTACTGATAAGCCAAGAAAAGTAATTCAGTTTAGTAGCTCTGGCGAACAATCAGATTCAGCTTTGTCATTTCATGCCTTATGCGATGATGGTTCACTGTGGGGCTGGGGTTATAATGGCTATGGTCAAGTTGGCGTTAACAATAGTACAAGCAGCAATTCCTATACGTATGGCCCTAGAAAATGTGCACGAGGTCCTAAGAGCGGAGAGTCAGGAGTACAGTATGTAGAGGACGCTGTCTATGTTAAAGAGACAAATGGCCAATATGGTACTGTTTGGTATATTGACGAAGATGGATTAGTTTGGGCAGCAGGACGTAATTCATATTATCAGATGCAATATGCTCATGGTAATAATCAAACATACTTTGTGCCTTGTGGCCATAATGGTTCAGGTACAACTAACGTCGGTAAGAAGTGTATAAAGATTGCAGCATCTGCCAATGGTGATGTATGTCATTCAATTTACTTGTATGATGATGGTACAGTATCGACTGGCGGTTACTCTGGCTATGGACAAATCATGTCAGGATCTACATCAGGTACAAATAACCACACAGCTCTAGACTCGCACTTTGGACCCTCAGGATCTAAAGGTTTGGCCAAAGACGTTTGGGCAACTGGCGGTCAGTATGGTCAGATATATGTAAGAACAGAAGATAATAAACTGTGGGGTGCAGGTTACTCTGGTTATGGTCAGCTTGGCAGCAACAGGTCAAGCAGTACTTATAACGGAGTTTATGAAATTTTATTTGATTGGGCTAGTACCTGGAACGGTAAACAGTTGTTTAGCGCAAAGCGTTATTGTGTTGACATACGATCTGGTGGCTGGGGATCTACTAACTACCTAGTAGCTTTATTGAATGACGGTACTGTCTGGGTTACAGGCCGTAATAACCAATGGCAAAGATATAGACAAGGCAGCAACTATTATTACTGGACTACGCCACACCTACCATACGAAAAACATGGCAAGGTTGTACAGACGTGGTGTGGTGATAGCGGCTCAGATGGCGGTACTATCTACTACTTATTTGAAGATGGTGCTCTGTATCACACAGGTTACTACCACTCTTGGGATAACAACAGTTGGTATGTTAATGATAACCCGACCCTAATGAATGGTCAATTAAACGGAAATGCATAATGGCAAAACAATATATAACATATAAAGATCACGAGACAAAATGCTTTATAGCTCCTGATCCTGGTCCTGGTAAAGAGCCTGATGACAAGTCATCACCAGGTGCACAAATATCTTTTATTCATCTTGGCTACAATCCAGAAGAAGGATTACACTTTGGTATAGTTATGGACGGCTATGAGATACCAGAGCAAGACAAAGAAATAGATTGTAAAGTAGTAGATTTAAGTAAAGACGCAAAAATGAAAGCGTTGTTTGAAGCATCACCTGGCAATAATCGACATGCGATGGAAAGGGCTATGTTATATCCTGATGTCACGGATCAGCTAGACTCTATTCTTAAGTATTTTAAAGAGAAAAAGGCAGGTGGTGAAAAACTGCCGGCGGATCTAGATAACCTAGTTACCGAATGGGATGCAGTCAAAACAAAAATTCCCAAAGAGGGTTTAGTTGAGTGATGGTTATAGATGTTAGCAGAATTAGCAGCAGCCAATGCGGCATTCGCAATTATAAAAAGCGCGGTACAGAATGGTAGAGACATTGCTTCTTGCGCTAAGGCGATTGGTGACTTTACTAACGCTAAAGATGCTCTACATGTTAGAGGTCATCAAAAGAAAAATAGCTTTCTTGGGCAATTCCGTCAGAGCGATGGTAACGACCTTGAAGAGTTTATGGCGCTCGAACAGGTCAAACAAAAGGAAGAAGAACTGAAGCAATTTATGATTTACTGTGGTCGTCCAGGTTTATGGAACGACTGGGTACGGTTTCAGGTTGAGGCAAGAAAGCGTCGGCAGCAAGAAGCTGCTGATGCTAAGAAAGCTAGAGAGAAATTAATAGAGACTGTGGGCATTGGCTTCTTGTCTCTAATAGTCTTGATCGTCTTAACCTTCCTTGGTTATATCATGCTCAAGGCGGCAAGAGATAAGGGGTATATATAATGTTACAAGCATTGATTGGTCCTGTTACAGGGCTGTTAGACAAGTTTATCGAAGATAAAGACCAGAAGGCTAAGCTGGCACATGACTTAGCCACAATGGCTGAAAGGCATGCACAAGAACTCGCAAAAGGACAACTTGAAATCAACAAACAAGAAGCAGCACACAGGTCCCTCTTTGTTGCTGGATGGCGTCCGTTCGTCGGATGGACCTGTGGTGTCGCGCTTGCGTATCACTTTGTTGTTGCTCCGTTGGTTTTGTTTGCAGCTGCTTGGTTTGGTGCGCAGATTCCTGAACTTCCTACGTTTGACATGGAAGCGCTATTAACTGTTTTAATGGGTATGTTGGGCCTTGGTGGCTTACGTACGTTCGAGAAATATAAAGGTATAACCAAGTAACTATGACACAAATTCTGGAGCTTTGGCCGATTATAGTAGCAGTAGCCGGTGTGGCTTGCTGTGCTGTAGCCTTTCGTGCAGAGATCCTAGTACGTGTAAAGGTACTAGAAGAGAAAGTATCAGCTCTCTTCGATTTAATTAATAAAGGAAAGTAATGTTTAAGTTAAGTAAAAGATCATTAGAGCGACTAGAAGGTGTAAACCCACCTTTAGTTGAAGTAGTAGAAAAAGCTATTACATTAACCAATATAGATTTTGGCGTGACCTGTGGACTACGGACCATGGAAGAACAACAAGCACTAGTAGATAGTGGGGCCTCTCAGACAATGAAGAGCAAACACCTTGAAGGCAATGCTGTTGATGTAGTTGCCTACATAGGGTCAAGAATAACCTGGGAGCTAAATGTATATGACGATATAGCCGATGCATTTAAGGCAGCAGCACAGGATATAGGACTAGGTATAAGATGGGGTGCAGCATGGCACATCCCTGATATACGTGAATGGGATCAGAGTATGGAAGATGCTATGAATTCTTATGTTGATTTAAGGAGGAGTGAGGGAAGGCGCCCATTTATCGACGCGCCTCACTTTGAGATTGCGTGAGCTGGTTTAGGAAACTTGTGGAATATAACCTAATAGCAAGACTTACAATGATTGCTAGTGTTGCTATGTCATGGCGTTGTGCTGAATGGTTTATGTCCTTGCCAGATCCTACAATGCAGCAATCAGCGTTTGTATCTGTTATCATGGGTGTCATGACTGGTATCTTTGGTATATGGATGGGACAAGAAAACAAGCGAGCTAAGTAAGCCACTCTTTCCAATCATCACCCATTACCTGTTGTGCGATATTTTTCTTATCACGCAGGGCCTTAACTATCTTAGAGTCGATTGTACCTCTGCATATTAGATCGACATATAATACATTTTTCTCTTGGCCAATACGGTGTGCACGATCTTCAGACTGTAGTCTATGCTCTAGGTTATAGCTATTAGAATAATAGACTACTGTATCTGCTGCAGTAAGTGTGATACCCATAGATCCTGTTTGTGGGTTACCTACAAAGAAGCGGCATGTATCATCTTTTTGAAATCTATCTATAGCCGTATTCCTATCCTCTTGGTTCACGGCCCCATAGTATGCAACTGTAGACTCATCACCATATTCCTTTTTAAGAGCGGCTAAAATAGTCTGTATGTCTTGTATATATGTTGCCCATATAATTACCTTATTAGAGGCCTCTTCTAATATCTGCATTAACTCCGATAGTCTATTATTAGCTACTGGTATAATAACATCGTCATCAGACTTATAGTGACCACATGTAATCTGGTGTAGTCTTAACATCTGAGTTAACACGGTATCAACAGATAATACGGCACCGTCTAATGAAGCAACTGCTAGATCAGATAGCTCTTTGTATACTTTCTTTTGATCTTGTGTAAGCTCAACCTCACGATAGATATATGTCTTAGGTGGTAGATCCAAGCAGTCCTCCTTTTTTATTCTATAGCTATATGGTTTAATCTGGTCACCTAGCTCTTGCAGCCTTTGATAACCAACAATCTTTTTAAATGATCTTGTACCTGCCTTCATATCGATCATGATGGCATATCTATTTCTAAATGTATAGAAGCTGCTAAAGCCTAGACATACAGGATTTAAGAACTGAAACTGTGCATATAGATCTAGTGGACTACGAGTCACTGGCTCACCAGTTAGTATCCTACGATACTTTGCTTGTATGCCTGTCTTAATAACAGCTTTGGTTCTCTTAGCCTTAGGGTTCTTGATAGTAGTAGACTCGTCAATAACCATCATACAATTACCAGCACAACGTAAGAACTGCTCAGCGAACTTTACGCCCTTGGTAGTACTGAATGCTTCAATATTCATAACTAGTACACGCAAGTCTGATAGTGAGAAGAATATATTTTCAAGTTTCTTCTTCTCTTCTTTCTTAGGTGTTGCAGACCAGGCAGCAGTCTTAACTACTATATGATCTGGCATGTGAGTTGGTATCTCATTACGCGTCCAGTTCTGATAAGTACCCTTAGGTGCTATAATCAGAGCAGAGTCTATCCGCCCTCTATCATATAGATACGCAATGTTATCTATTATTACTTTAGACTTGCCTGTACCCATGTCCATGAACAGTGCAAATTCGTCTTTATCCTTTGAAAGCTCCCAGGCCTCCCTCTGATGGGCGTAGGGACGGGTCTTAAAAGGGTATATGTTACTATGGCTCATACTTTTCTCCGCTCTCTATGGCCATCCTAGAAGGTCAAATTTCGAAAAACAGGCGAGATTGTGGCTGAATTATATTTAGCCCGCTCTTGGCGCGTGTAGCTGCCACATAGAACACACGTTGTTCGTCGTCTGGAAACATTTGCATGTATCTATGAGATCTTGCTGCCATATCTGTCATCACAGCAACATGATCTGCCTCACCTCCCTTGACTCCATGGATGGTATTAATTATTATTCTTGGTTTCTTTAGGCTCTCGCCTTGTCTTCTTGCTGCTAAGAAGTATTCTCTTAGTGTCGCACCTATCTTAGTGAATGCATCGTACCAAGGCTTATTCTCTACTGGTAGGTCTGACAAAGCATAAATACGTTCGTCATCAATATTAAAGGAGAAACCATGAAACCGACGAACATTTTTAAGTTGCTTGCCAACCAATGTCTCACCCTTGCAAAGCTGCGTCCAGTCTTTAACTGCTCTCAATGCAGCAGACTGGAGAGGTTTACGGCTAGGGCTCTCGTATGGATAGCCATTCTGTTCGCAGATGCGTTCATACTCTCGTAGCATATAACCGTTACGAGCTAGCAGCAGCCATTCACCATTGCTTAGATCTAGGTCATCAGCACTGAAGTGGTAGTTAACATAACCTTCATTACCGTTATGACTAAACTCCTTCTCTTGCCTATGACTTATGGTATCTAGCAATGAGGTGGCTATGGTATGTACAGCCTCAGGTATACGATATGAGTGAGAGAGTATTGTTTTGTTACCAGTTAAATTAATAAACTCTTCTACTGCTGCACCTGCCCATCGATATATAGCTTGGTCATCATCACCAGCTGCATACTTCAATGGTACTTCACGACTAATCTTATGTACGACTTCCCATTGTATTTTAGATAGGTCTTGTGCTTCATCTACAAACAGTGCATCGATCCTAGGTACATGGCCCTTGATTAACCACTTGTCTAGTAAGTCAGTAAAGTCTAGTAGCTTACGCTTAGTCTTATATTCTGTTAATGTCTTAGCAGCAATGACTAGCTGGTCATAGTCTATATCATCATCAACAGTCTGCTCATATACCTCTCTCAGTGAGGACCTAGTTATACGTGATAGGTTTTCAAGGAAGAATAATCTGTCGCCTGTAGGCATTGACATATTATATGCATCTTCATTTAGACCACCCATACCTGTAGTCTCTACACCTAGCAGCTCGCCAATCTCTGTCCAGTTTTGCTTTTGCATCATTCCACTAGGGTTAACACCTAGCTGCATGAAGCATAGACTATGTATAGTCCTAAAGTATAACAGATCATCGTCAGTCAGATTAAACTTTGTTTGAGCTCGTTCTCTTGCTTCATTGGCAGCACGTCTTGTAAATGCTATGTAGCCAATGCGACTAGGATCTATGCCCTTGTTGATCTGATCTTCTACAAACTGCATACCAAAGGTAGTCTTGCCAGTACCAGGCGGGCCATATACTATGTTCCAACTAGAAGATGTCATCTTGACCCTTTATCTCTGGCGTGTCAAAGTTATCTTCATGCTTATCAAACTCTGGTATAGACCAGCAGTTAACGCCTTTACCTTTACAGTTAAAGAAGTGATGCTCAGCTTGCTGCCCTTTTAATATGGCAGTTACCTGGTGTACGCGGTAATCTCTGAAATGCATACGATCAAGGTATGCCATAAGATCAGCAACCCTAAAATAATGTCGTCCCTCATCAGTCCATGGTTTACCAAGTAACAACTCATCTCTGTTCTTAGCTTGTACACGTCCATTACAAAACCTTTCTATATGCTCCATGAGCTGGCCAATAGGACTAGCATCAACAGGTGCTTCTACTACTGTAAGAGTATCAAGCAAATGATTTATAAGTTTAGTCCATGCTTGATCGCTCATCTTGTTAGGCATGGTGTTTAGCTTCTCCATACACTTACGCTGAAACCGTCGCTGGTTCTGTAAGTCGTCTGTCTCTAGCTCTAATCGACCACCGCCATCTACATCTAAAAACCAGATTGGAGGAGATGTATTAAACTTAGTGAGAGAATGAATAGCAGGTAAGTCGTTGCTACCATCAATACCGAACTTACGGAGCTTGCAAACAGCAGCATTGCAATACGGTGCAATGGGTGCCTTGCTGCAGGTGTACTGATAGTCCTTACGCGACGCTGATTTAATAACGCCTTGAACCTCTGAGCTCGATAACGGTGGGTCCATGAGTTTTGCATTGAAAGCCTCCATGTCTCGTTGCCAGTTATCTGGATCACGCTTACGACAGTAGACTGCTACATTAAATAAACCATTGTTGCGTGTACCAGAAGGAAAGCCTTGACCTGACAAGTGCTGCAGACAAGGTGGTCCGTCATCAAAATCAGATGCCGGCATTTTAATTGTAAGATCTGATAGTTGCTTGCTTGTTAATCTATTCTTTAATGCTGCCTCAACAAAATCTTTGGGATCCATATTATTGCACCAGCGTTCCTTACCAAAGTAAGGCATGTTAATCCACTGGCCTACATCACCACGTTCTGCGAGGATCTGTGTTTGTTTTGGAAATATTTCTGATGAGCCATATCCGAGGGCTGCAGCCATATCTCTAAGTTTACGTTGCAGCGTATCAGCACCAACCCATTCACTAGTGAAACAGTACAGGTGGACACCTCCTGATTTACTTTGGCAGGGCCAGAGAGGGAACTTGAAGTCAATGAGCTTTTTATTGATGACTCCAATATCGAGTCCTTCGTACTCGTCAATATCGATAGCACCAAAACGACATTCACTATTATCATTAATAGGAATAATGCCAAGACCCATCTTGCCTTGTATATGGCTTTGCCACTTATCATCAGTCACATCCTCACGTACTGTCTTAGCACGACCTTGCTTCTTGCCATCAGCACGCTCGCCACTAATTTCATAGCTGCCATGAGCTCTATCTAAGCCCATAAATAATTCTTTAAATTTTAAATGTATCATGTATCCGCATGGGGAGGCCGAAGCCTCCCCACTCCCTACTTAGAAGTCTTCGGATACCGGACCTTGATCATCACTAGGTGGCGGTCCTGCTTGTACAGCACCACTCTTAACTTGTGAAGCAAAGTCTTTCGCCAATGCATAGATACCTTGATCATCTAATTGTTTGACCAAAGATATGTCCCAACCAAACCAAGAACCTTGATCGTTCTTTTCCTGCATGGTAGTCAACTTATACAGGTGACTATATCTAGCGGGACTAAACAGCTTACCATTGGCATCAGTCATTTTGATACCAGCCATAAGACTATTCCAACGTCTGTTCTTTTTAAGCTGCGTGCTTGTCATACATATAAGACCACGATCTACGTTGTTGCCATCGACTGTCAATACGAAATGATTTGCGGTTTCGACAAGTATGTTACCGGCTTTAGTAACCAGCTTATTATCAACACGACTATGCTCAGGCAGGCTATTGATATTGTGTACTCCAACGAGTCCACCACCATTATCTCTTGGCACCCACTCCACGAAGTTTCGTGTGTATGCACAAGGGACAACAACTAATTCCTTAGCTGCTTTCTCTGTAACAGTGTTAAATATCTCACCGGCTTTCACATCATGTGTGTCGGTTTGTGGTGACATCTTTTGCAAGATCACCAAGTATGGTATGGCAAAATCCTGTGCGGATAAATCGCCAATACCGTCAGAGGCATCTTCAGCGAAGTTAATCACTGTAGGAAGCTGCTCTTTCTTTTTTGCTATATCATGAGCCATGATACTAACCCTCCTTTATGACGGTTTTCTGCCCGATATAAATACCGAGTAAGTCCAGGGGCAGGTTCTGTCCTTTCTCTACTTGTTCACGCGCAAACGCACGAAGCGTCTGTGGGTGGACACCGGTTTTATCAGTGTATGAATTACCTTGACCAACAAGATGCTGCTTTAGTTTACCTGCTGCATCATCTTCGCCTTTGCCAAAGTCTACACTGATCGTATTTTTTATTAAGTCACCATGACCATTGTCACGCAACCAGTCTAATGCTTCATCAACCTTATCTTTAGGTAGTGATGCACTATAAAATTGTTGCACAGATACCTTGGTACCATCAGTCAACTTAATCTCTGAGAGTCCTGACTCAGCCAGTGCTTCAGGTATATCTACCTCACTCACTTGCTTCAGTTGTCTCTTAGTTTCTTTTAGCTCTTCCTCTTGCTGCTTGATTTTATTCTCAAGCTCGCGTTGAGTATTAGCTAGTATACTGACCTGTTTAAGGTCTTGATCATCAACATCTATCATACGCTTCCTCCATGTATATCTACTTTGATTACAAAATAACGGTGCTCTTGCCTATCCCATTTCAGTAATTGCATACGTCCACGGTTCTGTTCTGTAGCTATTGCACCAGCCATAGCTATAGCAGCAGGATCACCCATCAATAGCAGATAATCACTGTCAGTAAAGTCTTTCAGTCCGTTTCTAAGTCTACGTACTGTTGGACTACTACTGAAAGCAACGTTACCTGGAGGCAGCAAGACATTAATGTCCCCATACTCCTGTGCAGGTAGCAGGTTACGACCTTGCGACTCTTGCACAACATAAACTTTGCTATTCATATAGCTCTCCTTTCTAATATTGATCTTATTATATTATTGGCAATTTGTAAATCATACATAGACTTTTTCCGAAATTTCGTCCCAATCCCATGGTTTCAAAAATTTTTCGTGCGTAATTTTTTCAATCGGAATTTTTACGCTGCCATCTTTATTAGCAACTGCTTCATTTAACAAGGGAAAAATATATAAAGCACTACATACACAAATCTCATCTTGCTTACGCCATAATATTTTTACTTTACCGTGCTGGTTCCAAACACGCTTGGCAAAGAAAGCTAGCTGGCTAGATCTAAAGTGCAGCCAGTTACCTTTAGCTAATTTTAATTCTATCCACGTCTCACGTGTTTGATGGCAAGCATGCACGTCAGGGGTACCTGATCCTGCTGTATTCTCAACCCGGATCAGGTGACCCTTAACATTCTTTTTAACGAGCTGCCATAGTGCAGCTTCAGTCGACATCTTCAAATCCTAAGCCTGCGGTATAGACGTCAGTGTATACTTTGTATTCACTGGCTTTCATACCTGAATGCAGCAAATGACCCTTGAAGTTGTCATACTCCATCTTGCTGATATAGTCATACATGTACTGTGCAAACTCTGTCTTGAGTATGTGTACACGATACTTGTAATCAGCATTTTTCTTTTCAATAATTTTGTGATGCCAAAAATGTAACAATGATATTTTGTTACGAGCTCTCACAAAAACTTTTTTATCGTTGTTACGGTCTGCAACAACAGATACGTGACCTTGATCTGTATATAACCACATATCATTCTCCTTTCTATTTTATATCACCCCATGTGGGGCCTAATTCTACGTCGACCTTGAGTGGTAACTTAAGGTCCACGCAGTCTTCCATTATATCACGGTATTTGTTCGCTTGTACACTGTCTGTGACGGAAAAATCAAGCTCATCATGTACCGTAATATGTGCAACTACGCCTTCATCATATAAGTCTAGCATAGCTTTCTTTGTCATGTCCGCACTGCTGCCTTGTATCAAAGCATTGAGAGCTTTATGGGTAAACGACCGACGTAACGGTCTGCCTTGCCATACTTCCATTGCAGCTTCCCTGTTCAATGGTGTCTCTCTGTTTGGCCATGTGTTTCTACTATCAGCTGGTTCAAACATATTGAAATGTCTGTGCCTGCCTAGTAAAGTCTTTATATATCCCTTGCTGTTGGCAGCACGTGTACACTCATGAGCTAGCTGACGCACAAATGGTACACGACTATGATACTGCTCGAAGATAGGCTTGGCTTCAAACTGCTGCATACCTAATTCAGTACTCAGCTTGTATATACCCATGCCATAGAACATACCAAGATTAATAGTCTTTGCTTGCTTACGTTCGATGCCTGCCATGTCAGCTACAATCTGGTGGAAGTCAGTATCAGGATCTTTGTTGTACTGATCAACTGCTTCTTGTGCACCTTTCAAGCCACGCAAGGCAGCATAATGCATCAAGACTCTAGGTTCCTGTTGACTGTAATCAAGGCAAGCCCATTGCTGCCCTTCGTCAGGCAAGAATAAACCACGTATCAATGGTCCCCAGTATGGATCACGTGCAGGTATCTGCTGCAGGTTAGGAGTCGATGAACTAAATCTACCAGTGCGAGTACCATCAGCATCTTTACGCAAGGCATGGAACTGTGCATGTATCCTGCCATTGTGCTGCTGCTTGAGACATATACCTTCGATAAAGTCACGTCTCATCTTATTTAGTTTACGCCACTCAGCTACCTTCTTAGCAAACTCATGCTCATGTACGTTTAACCAGTCACTAGTAAAAGATGGATTGCCTTTCTGTGTACGTGGATACCATATATTTAATTTATCAAATGCTTTTGACAAGTCATCAGCAGACCAACACTCGACTACATGACCACACTCATCGCGTATGGCAGTCAGCAGCTTGGCTTCCTTGCTTAAACAATCTTCATTTAGTATTTCAGCTTTATCTATGTCAATACGTACGCCCTTGAATCTCATGTCTAGTGTAACATTGAGTAATCTAGACTCGAGCTCGAATATATCCCATAAGCCTTGCTCTTTGAGGATCTTCTCTTGCTTAGCATATATCTCTAGTGGAAGACGTGCATCAGCCTCTGCATACGGGCCAACATACCTAGCAGGCAGCTTCCATAAACCACCCTTTGGATCTACACCAAAAGACTTTGCTGCATCACGCAACAGCTTCTCATCTTTCTCTACGTTAAGATAATACTTAGCAAGATTATTTAGACTATAGCCGCCATCACGTTCCTCATTGATTAAGGGCTCGGCAACTTGTATATCTCTGAGCTTGCCACTAACTTGTATCCCTTCTGATCTAAGCCATTCAAGATCGTAGAGCAGGTTTGCTCCAACCTTATCTTGGGATCCTCCAAAGGTATCGCGTGCCCATCGGAGGACATTGTTACGGTCAAGGTTATCTCCTCCTTCGTGAGCGATGGGGAAATAGCCTGTAAAACCAGTGTCCGTTGATACTGAGATCCCGACGAGTTTACCGTCATTTCTTACTCCACCAGGACCAGAGGTTAGAAGGTTTGGATCGCTTGTTTCCACGTCCAATGATATTACCTTTGCTTTGCTCAGGTCTGGTAGATCGGCTGGCGGTTTCCAGTTCGCTTTGGGTAAAAACATACTTAATTGGTCCATGCTCTATCCACTCTCCTTTCCATAATTCTTTAGGACTCACATCCGTATACGCCTTGAGAAAGACTATACGGCTGCAGCCTGTATTCATTAATAGTTTCGTACACGTATGGCACGGACTTGTCGTGATATACGCTGTTTCAATAATTCCCACGTCCTTGCATTGTAGTATAGCATTTTGTTCGGCATGAATGGCTTCGCACTTATCGAGGCCAGTCCCGCTAGGAAGCTCAGCGCCAGGGCAAGGTTCGTCAATACAATGGGCCACACCACTAGCCACACCATTGTAGCCAGTAGCCAAAACATGGTTACGACTATCCACCAAGACACAACCGACACTACGCCTGCTGCATGTACTACGCGCTGCGACAAGCACAGCCATAGCGAGGAAATATTCATCCTTACAGGGACGTGAGCGTACCATGTTCTGCGCACTCCCATAAAAATTTAGTTAACGCATCAGGTCCACTAAGATCATACAATGGTAATCTCCAATCAACATGGTCTGTAACTCGTGTCTCAGTCAGCAGCTTTATGACAGCCGACTGATTTATCGTATACAAATGCTGTGATCCGGCAGTCAATCTTAATGTACCTAGTTTATAAGTCTTGCTATGCACCTGTCGTAAATACAACAAAATGTAACGGGTTATCATTGACATATTAAACACATCATAAGGCCAGCCAAGCCATATATCAGATGACCTCATTGTGTCGATGCAGTGAATAGTATCCTCCCGTATCACCCACTGCAAAGACAACGTGCAAGGCACGTCCTTGGTTACTGGCGGATTCTCACGCCAAATATTTATTACTGCTTGTCTTGTATCAGGATCTTTGCCAAGACAGTCAACTACATAGTGCAGCTGATCACGTATCTTGGGCCCATACGCACCATGATAAGTGATACCATCATCACTGAACCCACCAATCTCACGAGAATATGGTGTTATTGTACTGGTACGGTTATCACCTGACAATATCCATGCAGCTTCAGCAGCCATAAACTTATAGCCAATGTTTCTGCCTGGTACAGTCAAGATAGGGTGTTCCATATCAACTACGGTTTGATAGCCACATAACTCAAGACATGATAAGCCACGTGGTTTTATGCTAGCACCATGAGCAATGATGTCATCAAGTGCTGCATACCATTCTGCATTAACAGATCGCATGTTTCATTACCTCCACCATGTCAACTTTACCGAACCGCTTTGCATACGAAGGATGCGGCAAGGCTGCATGTATAGTATGGTGAGCGACTGCGTCTTCTGCCTGCTTACCAAGTGTTATTATTTTTTTATTATATGTCTGCATCACATAATCAATCAGCCAGTTAGGTGATCCATCATGGTTGTATGCATTAGCGTACATAAAGTTATGCTCTTTGAGCTCAAGCGAATGTATTGCTTGCGTCAAGTGTAAACTGCTGTTGCCATAGTCATAGAAAGGCCAGTACAATTCACGAAACTTAGGATTGACACGCTCGCCGACAATTAGATACTCTGCACATGAAGCATGGCCAAGCATATTCCAATTATCATACTCAAGTAATTTAGGAAGCTGCAGCTGACGCCATGCAGATGCAAGTGCCCATACACGCTCGATAAATAGATCCATACAATGACCCCACTCTGATATGGTATACTTGATTGTATCAGGGTGTGTAACCATACCGCCATGCCGTATGACTTGGTCTATGTACTGGTTCTTATCTTCATGTGTACTTTCACCGTCCCATAGCTTAATATAAAGATCGGCAACAGCTTCGATGTCTTCATACATTTCCTCCCTTTGTTGCTTCAACTCGGCGTGGTTTGCGACTGCAGACTGTACATCATCCGGTAAGCAGTACACGTAAATCACGCCAAACTTTTTAGCAACACGATCGCACATACGACCTTGCAAGGGCCAGTCACTGCCGCCACGAAATGCTTTGGCATATACAGCTTCTGATGGCCACCATCTATCGATGACTATCGGTCTACGCTTTCTTGCAGCATACCGTATGGCAGCGGTATGGTAATCAAAGATCCGTTCCTTCCATCGGTATGTAAGGTGCAGGTACTCAGCATTAAGCTCAGTGCACATACGCTCAGCAAGCGTAGTTTTACCAGTACCATCAGGACCGTCCAGTATTATTATCATTAAACAGCTCCATTTGTTCTCCACATAGATCAGTAAGATCTGGTGGCTCCCATCCCTCTGGTTTAATTACATCAAACTTGTCTGACCGTTCTGATGGGCCTTTTACTTTTTTCATATTGGCTGCATGCACTCTTGACCATGCTTCCTCAAACGGAAAGCCTTGCAAATATGCTGTGCCCAATATCACATAGGTTAAATCTACAAGAGCATCAAGCTGGTCGTGCAATGTGTGTGATTGCAAATATTCCAGCAACTCTTCTTTTATAAAATTAACGCGAAATTCTAGAAGCTCGGGAGAGAGCTTACGAGGTAACCCGTCATACTCCATCCCGAACTTTTCATGGAACTCACGTATGTCACTTGTTAAGGACATAGTTTCTCCCATTCTTCTGATGATCCCCATATACCTTCGACATCTTTCAAACTAGGAAATAGTCTTGGCAATGATTGATCTTTGGTTAACTGCCACAGCACATTACGACTATGCTGCGGTACGAGTGGTGCCATCACAGTGGACAGGTAGTTAGTGTCATAATAGTCACGTAACTGATCCCATACCTCACGTTGTGCTGGCGTGAGCTCGTCTTTATAGTCTTTCATACTAGCAAACGTGCCCCAATGACCCTCGACTCTGAAACCAGTATCTTCGAGTGCAGCACCAAATGCTTGGTACGTCATCTCATTGACATGGTTTGCAGCAGCACCGGTATGGGCGTCATAGCATGGTGTACTGATAAAGACACGACCCTCATCTTCGAGTAGCTCATGAAACTTAGCGAGCATACGACGACAATGATCTGGCTCGACATGTTCTGCAACTTCAAAACAGACGATCGCTGTAGGGGGTGCCTCAAAATCGTCTGGCTTCAATGTGCATACATCGGTCTTAGACCATAGTTTATGTGGTTTCCATGATGCATTACGAAATTGCTCTGGTGTAACCAGTGGTGCAACATCGACAGCGCCATACCACGCTGTACCCATACGTGATGAGTGCAGCAGCTTCGATAGTGGCATCTCTTTGCCACAGCCGACATCGAGGACACGTGCTGATTTATATCTTTGGCTTGTGCCAAGATACTTTACAACATGTGACCATCGTAGACAGTGAGCGATATAGTCTCTATGTAGAAACCCACGCTCCTCGGCATTGTCTATAGAAAGGTAGGTTGTATCTACCTTTTTTCCTCTAGCATTAGCCATGTTTCCTCTCTTCCATATAACCGTCAGAGATTAATGCTGTCTTATAGTATGACAGCAGCCTCTCTGCAGTTTGCTTCGATTTAACGTCAACTTGTATCTGCTGTATCAGGTCTTGTTTTGTTATTGACCCTTTAGCTTCTACAATATTAAGAATGTCCCTAGCCTGTTTGGCTAGGGACGAGTCTGATGACTTCACAAAAGTGAAGGTAGTTTGCATTATGCAGCCTCCGCCATCTCCGTGGCAAGTTGTAGAGCCTTACGCTTAGTTGCGGCTCGTGGACCAAACCATGCAGACTGCAGGCTAGTGTCACGGTTACGACCAGCCTTATGATCTACATAGTACGTGACAGCATTGAGAGCAGACCACCATGAACCTTCGCTCATCTTGGCACCTGGCTGAGTATACACAAGCTCGTGTACATTCTCACAGGTACGATTGAATTGCGTACGATCCACCTTGTTGTCAACAATCAGTGCTGGTTGAAAAAGCTGAGCAAGAAAACGATCAAATTGATCATCATTGTACTGCTTACTAGCAAGGAACTTAGACTGCTCTTCGAACGACTCGAGTTGCTCTGAAGCTAGTCCTAATGCTTGCTCGGCTGCAGCAACAACCTCAGCATCGAACGCCTTAACGTGTGGCATTCTAAATCTCTCACCTTGCTGCCCAAGTGCCATAGTCAATGTGTTGTTACACACGACACGGACTGGAGTGAACATAATGGTAAGGGATTTTCCCCACTGATGTGGGTGTGATATAAGCAAGTGACCTTGAACCTCGTCACCACCTGGTAATTTGAAACCTTGCTTTATATTAGCAAGACCCCATACCTGACGGCCATTGTCCAATGAACCAGCTGTGCCCATAGTCATATCGCCTGACTCTACAAACTTATTGAAAAAGCTAAAAACCTCTTCGTTCTGAGCAGGGATATAGTTTCTGCCGCAAGGACCTAAGATCCTATTGTCAGAGTCACGCACAAGCATACCAAACTCGGTAGTTGTGAGTGTGCCCTCAGTGTGATCATAGCCAGGCTCCTGAGGTACAAAGACTGGTCGTCTTGATACCGTCCAATTTAAACCTGCAGCCTCAATCATTTCTTGAGGGGTTAGATTATCTTCTACCTTGGTACCTAAACCGTGCCAAGGGACTTCACCGGCATACGCCATAGTTTCAACTAAATGTGCCATTCACATTCTCCTTTCTTGATTGATGTTTACATTCTACCACAGTTATTGTTCGAATGTAAACGGAAAAATTTAGAAATAAAAAAAGGGGGCCGAAGCCCCCTTGGTTAATATTACTCAGCATTACGCATTTTGAGTAAGCTGCGATTGATAAGCTGCGCACGATAATACTGGAATATACGCCATGATGATTGCGTCGTAACCAGCTTGCCCTCGCCCTTCATAGCCTCGATATGGATACGTACCTCAGACTCTGGGATCCACTCATTGTGAACCATGTTCTGATGTATATCACGAGCCTGCTTGGTGGCGTCAGCAATATGCTCTTCAGATGACTCAGATAAGAACATATACTCACGTGCCTTGGCTTTTGGCCTACCGACCTTGACTGGTATTTTGGCAGGTGACGGTGTTAATGTCAAGTTGCCAACCTCCGACTCAGCCGATCGCTCCATGTCGTTAGCTAACGCCTGCTCAGCCATTTTGATAATACGCTTGGCTGCAGCAGTCTTGTCACTAAACTTTGGCGCCTGAGGTGCCTTGACAATATTGCAATACATGCCGTTAAGCTCAGCCATTGAGTGCTGTTTAAGACCATCGATACCTAAATCGACTGCTGTTTTTGCTGTTTCTAATGATGTCATACCATTCTCCTTTCTGATTATTTATATGGATATGGACCATCGAGCTCTTGCCATGGATCAGTCTCCATAGCTGTGCTGTCATAGTCCTGACAAATAAACAGGTAATTACTACCTGTGCTCACGACGCCCCTTACTGAACTCATATATGGGTTAGCGCGGTTAGTCGCAATCTTAACCTCTGCACTTGGCTCGTGGCCCTGCAGAATCTCGATTAATTCACTTACTATCATAAGCATTTCTCCTTTCTGATTATCACTCTACTACATAAATCCGATAATGTACACTGTTTATTGGAATTAATTTTATGGCCAATACAAAATGAGCCGACCGATTTATAGACTATATAACAATATTATTGGCATATTGTATTTATTGACAATGGGGCTATAAAAATATTTTTATTTTAAAAAAGTTGTATATATAAAAAATGGCCAACACATTTCTGTGCTGACCATTTGAGCCGAGCGCTTTATATTATTGGTATATACTCTCGTGTATAAATTTGTCGCCCGTATGTGTTTGATGGTGTTCACTCAATGCTGCCAAAACGGCATTTTTGTCCATTGAATAAATTTCAAAGCATGGGTTGCCGCCGCCAGGGCCGACCGCTTTAATTAAATTATGGCCTAAATTATATTTTTCAACCCAAGCCATAAATTCGAATATTGGGCAATCGTGCGCAATGTCGATTTCGGCTTTATATGCATTTTTATATTGATAATCGCTTATTCTAATTATATTGCTCATATTACATTCTCCTTTATTTTGAACATTTAATTAATAGTACAGCGCAATAAATTATTTGTAAACACTTTTTTAAATTTTTTTTAAAATTAATTTTTAAATAGTATATATAATATAGAGCGCATAAAAAAATGGGCAACTTTGCAGCTGCCCATTTATTATTTTATTATTATTATTTACGCGTTGGCGTAGTCGATCGCATTAAAGATAAAGCCTAAAACTGTCCAGAAAACGACGAACACCGACGTCATGGCCATCATTAAACCTAGCCAGAATATTAGTGTTTCACCACTGTACAAGCTCATGATCAAACCACCACCGACACCAATCCCGATACCACACACAAATAATACTGAAAACAATATCATTAGTATCTTGGCAACAGTCTTTGGATGCCTCTTAAAATATCTATTACTTTCCATATTGCACCATCCATTCCTTAAGTAATGTCTTACATTGCTCTGAAGTATAACCAAAATGATCTTCAAGATTTCTTGATGCGCCAAACATATTAACCGCACCACTATCACGAAGCTCATCTAAAAACGCAAATGCCTCCTTTTGAATATTTTCATACTCATCAGCCGATTGCTCCGTATTATCTTCCATACCACTAAATGGATCATCACTGCCATCCGACTCCCAATCACTTATGGGATTATTATCCTCACTAGATAAGAAACCGTTACAACACTTGTTGGCTAAACTTAAACCATCTTCGACAGTCATTGTGCCTTTTTCAACATGATATTGTATATCATTTAAACTATCGATAAGATCAACAATGCCATAATTATCATTATTCTTTAAACTGGCTACATTTATATTCATACTATTCTCCTTTATTGATAACCACACTTAATTGTGTTGGTCATTATCTATAATATAATCCGCATAATTCTGTTTGTAAACACTTTTTTAAATTATTTTTAAAATAGTTTTTAAATCATGTAGTTTTAACGGTGTACTATATAGTATCGCCATTGATTTAATATCAATATTAATCAATAAATCCATAACCTCTCCCTGTCAGCACGAGATCTCGGGCCGAATGTCTGTGTTTATGCGGACTGGCGCCTGTTCTGGTGCCATTTAGCCCTAAACTATTGATATTGTTACATATTTTCAAACA